AGCCAAATCAAATGCAGAAGGGACTCACACCTTTGAGTTCTTATGTCGTTCATAGAATTGGAGGTCAGTCACCGACCCGTAGCGTTAAGGGTCTCCTTGATGACTTGATGTTTGCCATATTGAAGTTACGCGCAGCCGTATGGGCAGCAGCACCAAAGGGATATCGAATTGACGTGAGCGAATCTGCTAACATTAAGATTGGTGGAGTTGAATATGATTTGTTTGATTTGATTCACGTACACCGTCAGAATGGTATCCAGGTCGTTGCAACAAAGTTCAACGCAGCATCTGGTAAGTACGTTTCTCAGCCAGTGACTGAGATGGATAACGGGTTAGGCCCACAAGGCGCGGAATGGATTCAGCAGATTGCGAATATCCAAATGATGATCAAGGATTTGATGGGTATTCCAGACGCGATGGCTGCAAGTCCAGACCAAAGCGCAGAGCGTTTGGTTGGTGTAATGGAGCAGGACTACATCGCGGGTAACCATGCAAACTGGCCACTCCGCGAATCTGAGAGAATATTCAAGCAGAAGGTTGCTGAAAAAATAATTCACCAGGCTCGTATTGATATTGAGTTTGATGAGAAGATTAGAGAGTTTTACAGCAACATGATAGGTGAGTACATGATTGATTCATTAGACGAGGTTAAGGGACTTTCTCTTGACCAACTCGCCATCACCACCCGCGCACTTCCAAATGAGAAGGAGAAGGGAATGATTCTTCAACGTGCAATCCAAATGTCTCAGATCCCAACAAAGGATGGATCAGTTATGCTCCGCCCTTCTAGCATCGAGCGCATTGCTCAGTTGTTGAAAAACGACGACGTGGATGAGGCCGTTTGGTTTATGGCGGTTGAAGAGAATGAGGCGCGTCAACGCGAAGAGCAGTACGCACAGCAGTCAATGATTCAGAACGCTCAGCTACAACAGCAATCAGCAATGGCAGCAGAGCAGGCTAGAAGAGAGACCATCATGATGGAGGCTCAGATGGCCATTAACTTGGAGCGCGAGAAGGCAAATGTTGAGTTGATGAAGCAGATGCAGATTCAGAAAATGAAGAACGATGGAGCTTACCAAGTTCAGTTAATCAAGGCTAAGCAAGAACTTGACGCCATTGAACTTGAGGCAAAGCTTGAGTCAGAACTAGGAAACGAAATAACAGGTAGAATATGAGTACAGAAACAAACGAAAACTTGGAGCCACAAAACGATCAGGCAGAAAACCAGGTAGAAAATCAAGTAGAAAACCAAGAGTCCGTACAGGATCAGCCTTGGTATGCAACGTATGGATTTGAGAACGAAGATTCGTTAAAGTCCGGAGTTGAGGAACTATTAAGCTACAAGTCGCGCTTATCTGAGATTGAAGTTAAAGAAAAGGAAATCCAAGAGGGTTTGTCTTTGCTTCAAGACGCAGAGGATCCCTACGCGGGAATCGACGAGGCCAAGACAATGGTTGCATTTGGCAAGAAGGGTTTGACGCCATCTATTGCTAAAGACCTTATGTCTATTGACGCAGAGAAGGTGATGGAAGATCCACTCCAGGCGCTCGTCATTCACGAGGCAATCAAGAACCCTTCTAAGTTCAAGCAACTTGGCAAGGAAACGATTGAGGAAGCGTTGCGTGAGAAGTACAACATCGGAGCGGGTGACTACTACGCCACCGCACTGATGAAGTCAGACGCTATTGACGCAGTTGAGTCAATACAAAATTTTAAGAAAGAAGTTGAAAATGTTAAAAATCCATATACATTTGCAAAAGAATTAAAAAGCCAGGCGGAAAAAACCTATGCGGAAAGACAATCCTTGGCAATTGGCGAAGTACAATCTTACGCCAAAACAATCAAGGAGGTCCCGTACAAGTTTGGTGACAATGAAGTATCGTTAAAAGTTTCAAACGAAGAACTTGACGCCATCTTGAACTCGCAGGTTGCCAGCTTTTTAGGTCGTGCCTTTGACCCTAGCACTAAGGAGGGAAAGCAAGGATTACGCGATTGGATGGTAAAAGAGATCTTGACTCATAAGGTTCAGAGTGGAGATTTCGGAGTCCAGATAGCAAAGTCGCTTTCAGCCGGAGCAGAGAAGAAGGCGGTTCGTGATGTTTACAATGGTCAGCCAAAGACGGTTAACCGAATAAGCAAGACGGACATTGACGCGAAGAACTTAACACCTGCACAACGAGATTTGTTGGAGCGTGGATTACCTCTTCCGTCGCAACAATTAAATAAGGTTGAATAATTAAAAAACTAAAAAAATGGCAGATTTAAGACCCTTATCGTCCCCCGGTGGGATGACCTATGGTGGCATCCAGAACAACTGGGATGCCTTGAAAGATGACTTCGACGCGGTAGCTTACCTCCCATTCGGTGACGAATATTGGGATGCAATGAACCAGATCATGAACGCAATTGGTAACCGCGAAATCGCGAAGCAACCAAGCGTAAAGTGGTTTGAAATGACTCGTCAAGAGGTTCCTTTCACTGTTGATGCGGCCGCCCCAGTTACTGGCGCTGCTGGAGCTACTGTTAGCGTAAATTTAGACTCAACTACAGACGTTCAGTTAATTGGTGGTACTTATTACTCTTGGCCAGCAGTTAATGAGATCTGGCGTCACGCTTCTAGCGGAAAGCTTTACCAAGTTCTTACAAAGACACCTGGAGCAACCACTAGCTTGACTATCCGTCCTATTTTGAGCACCGCGACTACATCAATCGCTGATGGAGATAAGTTCTTCTACGTTGGTGTTTCTGTTCCAGAAAACTCTGAAGCACAGGCTGCTAAATTTACCTTCGACACATTGCACACTGCTAAATTGCAGACAATGCGTCACGATGGTTTGTCTAGCTCTGAGGCACTTTACAACCAACTTTGGTACTCTCAGTTGGAGAACGGAGTTCAGACTCCATACTCTAACTCACGCGACATTATCTACTTGCAGCGCGAGCACCAAGTTGCTATCGTGAACACATTCTTGGCTGGTCAACAATCAACCAACACTGGATTGAATTCATTCCAAACTACAGATGGTTTGATCCCAACAATTTTGTCTAGCGGTCAGACTGAATCTACAGGTGGTAATCCAGATTACACTGATTTCTATGCTTTGGAAGCATCATTGACCACTCAAGATGCGTCAATTAAAAACTACATGGTTTGGACCACTGTTAAGACGTCTGCTGAAATCGAGAAGAATATGCTTACCTACAACCAAAATGCTAACATCACTTTGAACAAAGTTCAAATGGAGAAGACATTCTGGGGTGAGGGTGCATACGCTGACTTGATGAAGTCTACTTATTCATTCAATACATTGGTGTTCAACAACAAGAACTTCGGACTTGTTCGTATGGGTATCTTTGATAACCCACAAACCTTCAACACAACTGGTTCAACTTGGGAGGACTATGCTGTGTTCTTGCCACTTGCACAAGGTGGTGTTGATGACGGTTTGGGTAACATGGGTAAGTATATCCGTCTGTGTCATAAGCCAGGAGCCTTCATGAATATGTGGCAAACTGGTGGACGTGCAGCGGCTAACAAGACCGACAAGTGGGAGCTTGGAATTCACATCGTATCTGAACTTGCGTTCAAATTCATCAACGCAAACAAATACGGTATGTTCATTTCCTAATCGTTTTTTGAATTAAGATAAAAGGGGGCAATGTCGCCCCCTTTTTAAAACCAATACGTTATGCTTTTCGATATAAGCACCAATCAACAGTTCTTCATCCCAGACTGGGCAGAAGACCAAATGCGGGAGGACTTCCCAGATTTCTTCAAGGGCAAATCTGTCCGAATTAAAATCAAAGAGTCTAAGATGCGTAAAAATTACAAAGTTGCATCGAATAGTCATGATAGCGAACCTCGCTTATTTATTGAGCCACCACGAGGAAACTCAAGAAAAGCACAGGGAATTATTATTGACCCGGAGTTTGGAGATCAAATTCACCTTCAGTATTCAACCCAACCTCCAAGACAGGATCGAAATGGATTAGGTTTTTCTTACCCATCCAATCGAGTTGTAATCAGTCACGGAATGGTTATTCCTCCAACGCAGAAGGATTTGTTATTTTACGTTCACTATATGTGTCCAATTATTGAGGGCAATAAGTGCGCGTTTCCATCACCAGATCAATGGTATGAATACGATCGTCCGTCTGTAACTGCCAAGGCTAAAATTGATAAGGCTCGTGAAGACCGTGATTTGGAGAACTTGATTTACTTCGATACTCCATATAGCACAATTTTGAAAGCTATTGAGGGTCTTGCTATGAGAAATCAAGAAAACGAGGAACAAAATCGCGTTGCCCTGCATGATGCAATTAAGACTGGAAGCGAAACCTTCCGTCGCAATGCGTTTGAAATCCTTGGAACATCAAAGCCAAAGCGTACTGAAGTTGTTGCGGAAAAAACACAAGAGACCGTTCATGAATTAATTAATCGCCTTTCTGAGGAGAATTTAATTAAGAATATGGACGGAAAGTGGTATATTCGCGACAGAAGAGGCGACGGCACGAAGTTCTTAAAGAATGCCTTCTTTGAGTCTTCTGGAGACGACGCTGTATTTACCCTCATTGACCACCTAAAGGTTAACGAGGAGTTACTTGGAAAACTGAGAAAACTGTAAAATAAAATGCAAAGCACACTTTCCCTAACCCTGGACTTAACGCAGAAGAAAGGGTTTTTCACAGACACTACTGACTACAACGCTATTGGCGTTGACGTTAACACGCTAGGAGCGACGGGAAGTGTCGCAGTTTATTTTCAAGGAGAATTATTACCAGGTCCCTCCCCTACGATTAACCTCGCGGGAGGGACCACTTCTTCTCTTTTTGATCTCGAACTCGATCTCAATGGAGAAGTAGCAAATGGAAGTTATTCGGCTGTCTATACCATTAATTACAATTTTATTTCATCGGTATCTTCAGTAGCTCCAAATCAGTTAACAATCCAAACATTAGGTTCTAACTATCAAGGCTTCCCAGCGGATACGTTTATCACCGTTCCAGTCAACTTAGCTCTTGGGGCAAACGTTGTTTCGGCAACTGATAATGGTGGAGACTTAGAAATAATTGTTGACGGAACGGTCACTTCAATACCTCCGGCATCAAGAACAATAACCGCCGAACAATCTGGGGGTTCATTTTCATGGGTATATGCGGGATGCGATTTGGTTGAGGCTAAGTCAGCTTTGGTGGCTGATTGTGATTATGGCGATTTCGGTACGTTTACTGTTTCGAACGAAACGAACACCACGGGTATAACAATCAACAGCCTCACCGCTGATATTAATTACCCAGGATGGACTAATGAGCCAGTAATCACGGTCACGTCTCTTCCATACACCAACAACGAGTTGGCTACGGGAACATACAGCGTGACTTTAACACAAGAAATTGAAAAGGTCCAGAATGATGGACTGATCATCATATACACTGCGAGCAGCATTCAAGAATTCAAAGTAAGCTGTATTGGAAGTCTTTGCGGACTTAACGATTGCTTGGAGAATCTTCGCGCAGCTCACGAGGCAGAGTTGCTTCGCAACAAGATTAGCAAGTACCAAGTGTTTGTGGACAATATTTTGATCTACTACACAGAGGCTCAGAGCTATAAGTCTTGCGGTCAAATGGATGAGTATCGTGCCGCAGTCGCAAAGATCGAGGCGCAATTGGATGCTTCTGGATGTGATTGTGGATGTTGTGATGAGAACCAATACATTTGGGTTCAGAACACAAGTCCTGCTGCATCTAGCATTATCCAAGACATCGTAGACCTTCAGAATGACGTAGCCACAATTAATGGTGACATCACTGTAATTGAGGGAGACATTGTTGCTATTCAAGGAAATGTAGCGACACTTCAATCAGATTCAATTTTCACAGCAAACAACGGCCTTACTAAGGCTGGAAATAATGTTGCCTTGGGTGGAACACTTCTTGGCGACACAACAATCAACGCTGCTGGAAATACTTTAAATATTGAAAGCAATGCGACGGATGCTCTTGTTGTGAAAACAACTACAGGATCTCCTGCATCTTTCACGGTGACGTCTCCAACAGGAACAATCGCTGATAATGTAAGATTGGTGACAACAGCTCTTCTTGGTCCTGGTCCTAATGGAATAGGAAGTGGGTTGTCCTTTGAAGCCGAAAAGGCAAATAGTGCCGTTGGTGTTACGTCGGTTGTTAAGAGCAGCTGGGAAGATTCGATTCTAGGTGATGGTAAATTTGAGATTGATGTTGCAACCCTTACAACGCCTCTTACCAGATTTACTATCAATCCAGATGGTCAAGTTCAATTCAATCAATACGGGCAAGGATTTGTAACAGGTTCTGAAACATATTTCCTTGGGGTTGACATAAACGGAAAAGTTGTTGAGACTGGTATAATAACCGCTGATAACGGCTTGACAAAAACCGCAAGTAATATTCAATTAGGTGGAACGCTTGTTGAGTCAACTACAATAGATGTTGATGGAAATAGTTTTGTTATTCAAGGAGACAGTTCTGCATTAGAGGTTGTAGCGACTTCTGGAAATCCACTTACCCTTAGTGTGAATTCAACAGCTTCTTCTGGAATTGGACAAAACTTAATCATTCAAACCACAAATACATCTGGTTTTGGCGCAAATGGAATAGGAACATCCATTCAGTTTAATGCTGAAGATGCGGCAGGAAATATAGATAGCACAGCAATTGTTAGAAGTAAGTGGACAGATGCTACTCTTAATAGTTCTGATTTTCAAATAGGAACAAGAGATTCTGGATCGTTGGGAATTGGATTTACATTGAACCCAAATAAGTCTGTTTCTTTTAATGAATATGGCTCTGGATCCTTCACAGGAACGGCCACATATAACCTCGCTGTTGACGCATCAGGTAATGTGATTGAGGTTGCAACAGGAGGCGGTGGTGGACCACTTGTCTACATAGCAAGAGTTTCTCAGACTGGATCTTCTGCTCCTACTGCCGTTGAAATAGTTAATACCACTGGAGCAACATTTACATGGGCACGCGTCCTTGCAGGTATTTACACTGTCACAGCATCTTCTGCTGTATTCACAACAGATAAAACAGCAATATTTGTGACATCAGCAGGTCTTCAGCCATACATAAGTAGAGCTGCTGTAAATAGCACGACTCAATGTGGTGTAAATACTTCATCCGCATTTTCTGGTACGCAAGACGGATTGATGACTGACAGTTATGTTAAAATTGAGATTTACCCATAATGACCACTAACCTTGGCGAAATATATGCTGACTTGCTCTTTAGGTCCGGTAAGGACCTAAGGGGTGGGTACATAACTCCCGAAAACTTTAACACGGCTGTACGGGTTGTTAACGAGCGTTATATGAACCGATTGGTTGACGTGTTTGAGCAGAACCGCGAGGTGACCTCCGACCTTCAGCCATTCATAAAGACCCTTGGTAGTCCTCAGTACGCGGCACTTGAGTTCACTCCTGTTCTCGCAACAGATGTGAAAAGAGGTGGATACGCATCGGTTCCATCGGATCTGTGGTACCAGGCTAGTGCAAGTTACCTTGAGTTATTAAACGACGGATGCTCGTACCAATCAAACTACCGCACGGTGTTGTTTGTTCCGCAGCATATCTTCGATGCTAAGATGAGAAGCTCTCTTCTGAGTCCGGTTGACAATCCAGAGGAGAATGACCCAATCCTTGTCACAAGAAATGACAAGTACTTCATCTACCCGTTCATTAAACGAATCAGCTTTACATACATAAGAGAGCCGGAGACGCCCATATTCGACTACGACATCATCAATGGGGAGGCGGTTTATCTTCCGCCAGGATCAACTCACACAAACAGCTCGGTTCTTCCATCAGGAACACCAAGCCAGAGTGTTGAGTTTGAGTACCCAGAGAGTTGCGTGGATCACTTGGTTGACCTCCTTAAGACATATATCGGAATTGGAAACCAGAACGAGTGGAACGTACAAACTCAAATGCCAAGTAAAGTATGATCACAAAGCGTCAGGCCATAGAATTAATTCAGCATCGTCTGAGTGGTGGGGACACCCCAGAGGATCTTCGACGCCTGTATCCAAGGTCGGTAATCTCAAGGGTTCTCAACTTTGCGTTGTCTGATATTGTAACCCGCGATCCTTACTCCGCTTCGGATATGGCCGTCCCTTACACCTTTGATGTGAACAAGGATGAGAAGGGTTACTATTTGACGTTGTTGCCACAGCCCATCAGCGGATCGTTTTCGATATTCAGTGTTGAGGACGAGAATGCTGGGGATAACGCGTACATCGTCCAGACCAAGACCGAATCACAGGCCATCTCCGTACTACGCGGGGCAAACAAGCAGGCCGCCATATTGTTCGGCAACAAACTTCGATTTAATAAGCAACCATCTGGTTCTGTGACAGTTACGATGGTTCCAAACGTATATCAGATGGCGGATGACGACATCCTCGTTGTCCCATCTAACGAGACGGGAGCGGGAGAGATGATGCTCTTCCAGATGTGTTTGCAGGTTCTGCAATCACCTCAGTTCCAAGACGATATAAATAATGACTCAATAGACGCACAGAATGTCCGCAGTTAAAAACATAAAGTACATAGCCACATCGGCCCTCTATCGTTTGGGTAAGAACCCAACGGGTCGTGACTTGACGTGGATGACACAGGTTGCCATTGACTTCATGAGCGAGAAGATGCCTATTGAGGGTGTTGTGTCGCTGAAGACAACCTATGCGAGCATTGACACGGGAGCACGGGTGTTCACGATGCCTATGGACTGCATGAGGATCTCCAAGATCGGACTGAAGTCTGGTCGGAGAATCTGGACGCTGACCTTGGATACATCATTGACGTATCCGGAGGAGTTCTTCCAGTGTGAGTCTGATAAGAATGACCAGGTGATTTTAGATGGGTTCTTCCCAAGCGGATACTTCGGTTATTTCTATAACGCGCCTAACTACACGATTGGTGGTGGCCGAAACGAGAACTACTACAGGGTTGATGGAAGAAACATCATCTTCGATCACAACATTCCCGATGGTCAGTTGGTCATTGAGTACTTCTCTAACGGCGCGGACATTGATGAGAACACCTTGATTGAGGTTGGATACGCTGAACCTTTTAGGTTATATTTGATGAGCGAATATTGCCTCCATCGCGGGAGCAGCATGGACGCGCAGAAGTACAAAGAGTTGCAGATGCAATATGAGGCGGCAATGTACAGCGCAAATGTTCTTGTTAAGGCTCCACGATTGAGTGAGATGATAGACGCACTTGCACAGAGTTCGGAACTTAACTTAGGATAAAATGTTTGAAGACGAGATTGTATTTGGCGGAGGTATAAACACCGACGACGAGGCTAGGGCTGTACCCAAGGGTGACTACCGTGACTTTAAATACTGTCGTCTTGGTGATGTGGTTGGAAAGGGTTTCACGGTGGTTACCGCCGAGGGAACCGTTGACGTAAGCGAGGCGTCCATCACGGATGCAGACCGCGTACTTGGTGCGACCGAGTGGCTCAAGCAGAACGCCATTGTGTACTTTGTATTCAAGGCTGATGGAGACCACGAGATCTGGGCGTACTACATTTCAACCCAAACACATCAGCTAATCGTTCAGTCATCCGAACTGAACTTCTCGCTTGACTA